AAGGTGTTAAACTCAAGGGAACAGGACAGAATGCCCTTCGCGCTTATCAAGCGCCATCCGAAGGAATGATCCAACAATTAATGCGTGCTGCACTACGCCGTTAATCATGACTAAAGAAAAAAAGAAAGATAAAAAGTGGATCCAAGGTGCCGACATTAAGGAAGGCGCCTTTACTGCTAAAGCAAAGAAGAAAGGTATCTCCTCTGCTCAGCTACAAGAGAACGTACTTTCCAACCCTGATAAGTACGACGACAAAACAGTGAAGCAAGCAAACTTACGCAAGACTCTTGTAGGCTTACATAACAAAAAGAAAGCAAAAACAGCTGAAAGCTAATGGCACAAGATCCTCGATTAGACCTAGGACGTTACATTCGAAATCCCTTTAACAGGCAAGGACAAATCACGAAGCGGCTTGACTTCGGTGAGTTGTTTAAACCTAAGGCAGAATCTGGTGATTACCCCTGGAACCCATCGAGATTTGAGTCTCAAGACCTTCTCAAACGCGGGATGACCCGCAAGCAAACACTTAACCCCTCACTGAATTTCGTAGGCAATGCGCCGTTCTTTGATGCAAATTTAGAAGTAACACCTGAGTACGAACTCTTTGAAGGCCTGGGTCGTTTTAATCGACCTGATTACGATTTTGAAGAAGGGAGGGCACGTACTGCTCAACGTCCCCAAGATCAACCTGACTTCAAACCAGAGTGGGTTGAAGCATATAAACTTAGTCCCACAATTAATCCTGGTAAGATCGCCAAGAATCCCATGCCTCGCATGAGGAATCCAGATCCAAATGGCTACATTATGGCCATGGCTGAAAAGCGTGCGGAGAATGAAGTGGAAGACAAGCCTTCTATTGCACAGCTTCTGGACCGCAAAGGTCTAGTCAAGTCAATGCCTGTGAAGAAAGAAGAAGAGGAAGGAGAAACTACTGCGAATGAAAAAGACGTTGAAACAAATACGTCTCCTGGTAAAACAGAAGGAAAACCACGAGTAACATAGAACAATAGGTGCAAGAGCAATGTTAGGTACATTAGGTAAATTAATAACAAGTCAAACGTCTCGCCAGGCGGCTAAGGCGGCTCTCCCTGGGGCAGCACTTAACTTTGGTGTCGGCACACTGACGCAAGGTCCTGTGGCCGGTCTTGCATACGCCGCAGGTGATTTCCTACTCAACTATCCGGTTGTAGGTGCGGCACGAAAGATGTTCCCTGGTACCCCAGCGGGCACTGCAACTATCGTCACCAAGGGCGGCAAGACAATCACCAAAGAACTGCCCTACATGCCTTCCAGCGTTGAAGGTGGGTTGAACCTTGGTGCATCCTTAGCCTCGATGCCACTTGTTGACTTAGCCACCGGAGGTGCGCTGTACAACAATCAAAATCCAGTGCAACCTACAAACATATCTCAAGAACAACAAATTTATCAGCAAGCTACCCAACGCCAGGATATTAACGGCTTGCAACAACAGGCTTTATCCCGTGGCACTCAATTTCAAATGCAAGGGTTGGAGCATACGTTCCATTACCCAGGCGTAACGCTTCCACCTGAAACCCTTGCAATGTTGCAGAGCGCAGGCTAATGTCTACATTTCCTACTTACATCGGACAAAAAGGCGGCCCTTCTCTGAACGTCAAGGGTTTCAAAGGTGGTTTAGATGTTGGCCTTGAGGTCATGCGTCAAACTGCCATGGAAGGTGGTAAGTACGCTCCTAGCACATTAAGAGATAAACAATTCAAACAGAGCTTGAAAGATACGGGTATTTCAGCCAAGGAAACACCTGGCGCTTTTCTTGGTGCATACACCGCACGTGTAGCAGGCGATATCATCAACCAGGAAACAAGAAACCTGTGGTGGTCTATAAACCATCCCATCGCAATGGCTGATAAAGCTGCTGCCAAACTAATTGACCCACAAGGTAAGTTACCGCGTTACACATCAGCAGCCATTGTTAGTTCTGTTGTAACTCCTGCTTTTGCTTTGAGCGGTGCATATGACCCCACAAATATTGCAGAGTTAGGTCGTCCAAAAGGCTACAAGCAAAACATACCTAACTCAGAGGATCCGACTCAATCCATGGATCCAGCCACGGAAGTTTTTGAGCGTTTCATGCAGGGTCGGCAAGGTCGTCCCCTTGCTTACGAAAAAGCAAAAGAAGAAATTCCAAGCCTTACCAAAGGGCGTTATACAAATTACATGAACTTCTTGTACAACGAGCCCGCCATCCTTGGATCTGTCAAGGCGACACGTGAGAACTTAGAGGGTGTTCCAGAGGCTCGGGTCTTTGGTTATCCTGTAAGTATTCCAACGGTAACAACGTTGGCTGGTGGCATTGTTGGAGCCAGGCTTGGTTTAGCTACTGCACCACGGCCTCCACAAGCGCAACAAATGAATCTGCTCCCTGGAGCTAAAACCACTGATATTGACGACAAGATCAAACCTAAACAACAAGGGCGCCGTGGTTTTATCGGTGGCCTGACAGGTGCCGCAGGTGGAGCCATCCTTGGTGTGTTAACAAACCAGGTATTAGCAGCAAAACAGTTAGATACTCAGCTGCCCATGCAATAAATAGAGTGCTGATAGAATTTAAAAAATAAGGTATGTACGTTAACCCCGTGGATCCATATCAACAATATCAACAACAGCTCCAGGATTTACAGCTAGGTATTCGCAGACCATATAACCCAAGAGCTCGGTCTGCGCAAGGAGTTCCACTAGCGGGAAATATTGATCTTGGCCCTGCAATTGAAGGTCCTGTAAGTGGTGGTACTCGTCGTACCATGCGCATGCCAAATTCAATGGAGGAGATTGGTGAAGCATATCAACAAGCTAAAGCAGGATTAAGGGAAGCTGTACTGCAACCCGGCGGTGTTTTTAAAAACCAAGCCGGTAATTATCGTGGTGCGTTAGGTGGTAAAAGCAGCGCGCTAGTGGGCGCATTTGGCACTGCAATGGAAGATCCTATTGCAGGCGTTGCAAGTGTCATCCCTGGCGTTATTGCTGGTGGTGCTGCCAATATGCTTACCACAGAGCTTACCAAGAATTTGATAAAAGGTCCTCCTGCAGCAAAAGCAGCTGGTATGGCCTTGCGTTACCTTGCTCCTGGCTTTGTTGGCGGTGGTGTTCAACAAGCATCTGCACGGGCTATTCAGGGCATTACCGGATCCGCACCTTCTGTTGGCAGTGTTCCCAATCAATCTGGTGGGGGTTTATTTGGTATTGGCACTTCTCTTCAGGATTTAGAAATTCCTGTTCCTTTTATTGGCAACGTCGCAATTGGTGAACGCGCTCAGCGCAAGCGTGAGGCTGCCTATGGACGCGAGGAGCTACGTAAGGATGCAGAGCTTCAGTTCCAGCTAAATGAGCGCATGGCAGGCCTGCAGATGCGCAATGATCTACAGTTTGCTCAAGCAATGGGGCAAATTCAAAATCAAAACAACATCAACCAAACGAAAGCCCTGGCCCCAATAATTGCTGATGCACAACGCAGAGAACTTGCCGGACAGCAAGCTCTTCTTAATACACAGGGTGCCATCTATCAACGTATGGGGCGGATGGCAGGTATATTTGAACTAGCTGGTCGAGGTATGGCAGAATCTGGTGCACTTGCACGAACGATGGCTGCAAATAGCCCGTACAATGCCGCTATTCTTCCCGCTCCACAAATTAGTTTTGGTTGATTAATTATGGCAGACACTAACTTCGGCCTTGCAGGTTTTAAATTTAATCCTCAGGCGGTCAATAAATTTGGCTGGGACAAAAAACTACCAACAAATCTCATGCCTGGGTTAAAGATCCCAGCTGGGGGTTTTCCTTCTGTTCCTTCTCAGCCTGATTCTATTTTGAACTCAGATCCCGGACTAGCCATTATAGAAAAAGCATTAGATGCTTCGAAGAAGTATGCAAGTGCTCCCGTTGATACATCTAAGATGACGCCAGAAGATAGGTCGGTGTATGCAGTTACATCGGCTCTTCGCCCTGATATGCAACAGACAGTTGCTTCATTTCTAATGAACCGAGCTGGTGCCAAAGAAGCTAATGAGATGCAGTTAGCAAACTATAAATATGCAGAAGAAGCAAGAAGGAAACTTGAAAATCGTAGGTATATTCGGGAGCAGTTTGGTAATTTGATAACTTCAATTGGAAGTGCTTTTAGTCCAATTTCCTCCGAACAAAGGCAGCAAGCTGCTGCTGATGTTGCAAATATCATGAGTCCAAAAAATTTAGGATATCAGCCGCCAATTCAAGCAGCACCTTACGGCCTTCAAACTCGTCAGTATTTTACTTAATACCTGCGATAAAATAAAACAATACTAAAGGGGCACGATGGCAGCAGGTCAACTAGGGGCAGCATTCATGGAAGGCTTCGGGGGTGCCGTACCTGGGGCCTTGCTAGGTTTAGCTACCCTTCCATCCCAAATCATACAGGGCAGGAATAGACTAGACTTCGACGTAAGTGCAGAAAAAGCACGGCTTGGCGCAGTTAATTTCCAGACACAACAGGATACTGCAAATCGCTTGATGGGCATGTATGCCCAGGCGGGCGAAAATGCTGCGGGCAGAAACCTCTCCGTTGGCCACGGAGCTGATCTTGATTACATGCGTCAGTTTGGCGCACAGATGGCACAAGCTAATATTTTTGACCCCAAAAGAACAGCTGAAGCTTATGATGTTGCAAAACGTGGTCAAGCTTTGCGCACCAACCCTGCGGCAAAAGAACAAGCTTTTCAGGAAGTGTTGAATCGAAATCGTCAGCAAGGTTTTAACGCAGCTATACCAGGGGCATTGACGTTTGGCGAAACGAATTTGTCACGTCGTTTTACTAATTTATAAGGAGGTAAATCATGGGAAGCGGACGCGGAACAACTGTTAATTATTCTCCACCTCCGGTGCAGAAAGATGATTCATTCCAGAATTATCTAAAGTACCAACAGGAGAAAGAGAGTCAACTTGAAGCACGTGCCGAACAAGAACGTGCTGAACAAAAAGCAAAAGACGAATCAAGGAAAGCAGCTGGTGCTGCTGGCTATGCAGGTCTTCGCAAGGGCGTTGAATCACAACTTCGCCAAGGTGTAATTAGCTACGAGGATGCAACATCACAGCTCCGTGGTTATGCAACAAAATATGACATGACCCCACCCGAGACAGACGTCTCGGATATCACCAAAATTTACACAGAGGAACTCCTTCCTGGTCGCCGCGCCACAGAAATTGGTGCAGCCTATGAAGAAATCCTGGGGCGTCAAGCAACAGAAGAAGAAAAGCAAACTGCTCTTCAACGTTATCAACAAGGTTATTACAGTAACGTTCAAGATCTTAAAGATTCTGTTGCCAAGAGTCCTGAAGCCAGGAAAAAGTTCAACGATAGTTACATAGATAATTACTATGACACTATGTTCGGTAAGCAAACTACCGACGAAAAGGGTGATCGTACCGGCAAGCGTGCATTTACTTTTGCACAGAACTTACTGCCTAAATACGGCGGTGATTTAGCAAGTCGCACCAAGGTAACAACTCCTGACTTTGGCAGTAGTTTCACTGGAACACCAGCTGAAATTGAAGAGCAACAGCAAAATCTCAGAGATACCCGCCAGTACCTGTACAGTGCTGGTCTTACTAATCTTCAGGGTGAGATTGACAAAGAAAGCCAGGCGCTTAAAAACGAAGGTGCCAAGCAGGTGGCAAAGATTAGTGCGCAGGGCGACATCTATAAGCAATTGATTGGTGCATTTAATTTCTCGTAAATGTATCAGGTATAATTAAAGCAGCCAACTTCCAATAGGTAGTTAAAATGATTGGTACAGACGACGATTACCGTTCTTATTTAAATAGGTATTCGGATTTAAGAGCGGCTTTCGGTGATGATCTTGACAAAGCTCGCCAGCATTACAAAGATTATGGTAAAGCGGAAGGTCGCACATTTAAGGACGACCCTGCGGAAGGTCGCATTAAGGACAGCCCTGATGACTACTTTGATATCAATAAGTTTGAGCAATTACTTGGTCGACTTGAAGGTTCCAAAGGCCGTCAACAGCGTCAAAAATCTGTAGAAGGCCGCCGGGACATTTATGCCCAAGGTCTTGCTAGCATGATGAGCAACTTCTGATTTTTTCTCGTAGACTTTATAAGCCATGACCAGCAGCTTTGCCGATGTTCCAGCAGGCCAGTCAAGTGAAGACGACTGGTTTGATCTAGATAAATATCGCCAAGCTGCTGGCGTTGCTTACGAATTCTCTAAGAAAAAAATGGAGGCTGCTGGTGAACAAGAGCGTGAAACAATCGGCAAAGGCGCAACCGAGCAGCGCACTTCCGCCGAACAAGGTCAGCAGTTCAAGCAGAAGGACGAAGAGCGAGACTACAACCAGGCCCAACGAGCTTATCGATATTGAGATATTTGATGCTTGGGTAGACAACTTAGACGCTTCTACCCAAGAATCATTTCTCTCTTTTGCATCCGATAACTACTCAACGATTGAAATCTACTTGTATTCAAGATTCCTTGGATACAAAGGTAGTGCAATTCCGTGTGAGCTCTGGGTTAAGGACCGTTACGTCAAGCCGGATCACCGCAAAAAACTCTTGTATGAAATCGATGAGATGCAAGAGGACATGCGTAAGTTGCGCGAAGACGTAGAGCAGGGTCTTGTCAAGCGTGATGCAGGTGTAGCACGTCTTGCATCCATGCAAAAAGAATTGCGTGGCACAATTGCGCAAGTAGAAACTTATACTTCCAACAAAGATCGCAAGGGCCTCTTGATGGCTGGTGCGGATCGTGCTATTCGAGAACTCCTCTCGATTTTCAAAGACGATCCAATTGAGATCCCCCTGGAAGAAGCGTCAATGAGTGTGTGGTCTCGCATGCAACTAGAAGAATAGCCCGTACTAAGATAGGTTTAAATTCAGTTACCAGGCATGGGCTCAAACGCAAATAATTCCCAGCTTGCCGGCAGGGCACGCCAACAGCAGATGGCTAACGAAGGTATCAGCCGTCGTCGTCAGGCAATGTCACAGGCACTATCAACAGCTCCTGCGCCCATGGGTAGCCCCATGACGGAAGAAGGGGGTATGTCAGGCAGCGCAGCGGTATCAGAAGGCTTAAACCGTGGAACACCACAGGGAATTTCTTTTGGTCCTGGTCGTGCAGTACGTGCTACTGAAGGAGAATCTGAAGGATCCCCTGCTTATCAGCAGATGATTGCTCGTATTCGTCAAGAGATGGGCTGATGGCGAAAGGTAAAATGCCTCCGCAATTTCTTGAATACCTCAAGAAAAAAGAAGCAAAGAACAAAGATGGGTCTGAGATGTCAGACAAAGAAAAGCGTAAAGCAGCTTTAGATAAAGCTCAAAAGTACCAAGAAGAAAAGCGAAAGCAAAAAGAAAAAAAATAGGGTAGTATTTAGAGATACGTTAAATACTAGTCGTGCCTTCGTATCTTCACTTAACACACAGGCGAAATGCAAAGGCAGCTGCTAAGAACCAACAACTTAGAAAACCAAAAAACGAAGATTCTCTTGCGTTAGCGCGAGAAGATTTTAGTTTTTTCTGTGAGTACGTAGCCGATAAGCCTCCTGCGAAGCACCACAAGGAATGGCATCGTCACTTCGTTACAGGGGAAGATAGTAATTGTCTGACCAAAATTGCTGGCCCCAATATTGATCTACTGGCGCCCAGGGGTAGTGCCAAATCCACAAGCTTGGGTTTGTTCACAGCATGGGCAATTGGCGTGCATACCACAGCCAAGATGCCACTACAGATTCTTTATCTGTCGTATACGGTTGATATTGCACGCTCTAAGTCGGCAACCATTAAACGGATCATTGAGAGCAAGCGATATCAAGAGGTATTTCCAAAGGTACGTCTTCTCAAGAACGTAACCAGTAATGAGTACTGGTCAATTGACCATCGCTTTGCTGGCATTGAAACCACAGGTGACGAACAGTTCACGCTCTGTGCAGCAGGCCTAAAAGGTTCGGTGACTTCCAAGCGTAGTCATCTGGTCTGTATCGATGACGCCATTAAAAGTTCGGCGGACATCGCAAACCCTGACATCAGAAAGATGATGCAGGAGAACTGGAACGCAGTGATTGCACCAACTATGTTTGAAGGGGGACGGGCTATCTGCCTTGGAACTCGCTTCCGACATGATGACATTCACGCAACTACTTTCAACGAACAGAACAACTGGACGCAGATTGTTCTTTCTGCAATCCAAAACGATCCCGTCACAGGAGACGAGGAGTCCTATTGGCCTGAGATGTGGTCCCTTGATTACCTCAAGGAAAAGAAAAGGCAGGCACCAATTGCTTTTTCATTCCAGTACATGAATCAAGTCATCAGACAGAACGAGCTGTCCCTGGCACCAGAGCTAATTGTTAAAGCTGAAATCTCAACTGAATTTGACGCTCTTGGCATTGGTGTTGACCTGTCTGCAGGCATCAAGGAAAAGAATGACTACACCGTAATGGTGCTAGGTGGTCGCGTTGATGATCGCATACACATCATTGATTATCGCCGCATTCGCGTAATGGGCAACCTGGAAAAACTTGACGCAATGAAAGAGCTACTCAATGATTGGTCTATTCTTGGTCGCGATGATAACGGGAATTACTTTCCGACTTATTCAACTTGCGACATCTGGTCGGAAGCGGTCCAATACCAAGCGTCTCTAGAAGCGGACTTCAAGAGAGTCTGCCTAAGCAACGAAGGTCTTTATAATTTACTGTGGCATCCAGTTAAGGGCTTCAGGGCAGATAAATTGGCTCGCTTCCGTGGAATTATTGGCATGTTTGAGGATCGCAAAATTATCTTTAATCGTTACCGCAACTTTACAAACATGTTTGAAGAGCTGACGAACTTTGGTGTCAGTAGTCACGATGACACGGTCGACGCGTTAGTATGGTTAGTCAATGGCCTTGCTCGCAAAGGGCAGCTTCATCTTGATTACTAAGAATTAGAATTAATAAAAAGCGTTTGCAGTCGTGGGACCAGAGTACTTAGCCCTTGGTTTGACAGCGGTAATTTCCGCGTTTACAGGGGGGTCTTGGGTTGCCAATAAAATATTAGGCCGCACATACGAACGTATGAAACAATTGCGTGACATAATGACAGCGCAAGAGAACAAAGTGACTTCTCTTGAAAATCAAGTCAATCGCATGCCGCTTGAATATGTCTTGAAAGTGGACTTCCTTAGGGAGATCCAGGAAATGCATGACAACTTTAACCAGATCAATATTAAGCTTGATAAGCTTATTGAAAAGCTTTTGACAAAATGAGTTACATCCTGGAAGTACAAGAGGACGAAAACGGAGATAGTTTTATCTTGCTGCCAGACGAAGCAATCGAAGAACTTGGTTGGGAAGAGGGTGATATTCTCGAGTGGAATTTAAAAGGAAATGGAATTATATTGAGTAGACTGAATGACATAGCAGGTTACGAAGTACTGGAGGATTAAATGATTCGTTACTATAACGGTGATTATGGTTTTCCTGCAGGCAATCCTGCAGGTGTAGCAAGTGACGCAAACATGCTTGCTGGATCGCCAGGTTACATGCCATCAAGTAGAGATATTGAGAATCGCCTGTTTGATTACGGTATGCAAAATACTAACAGGGGGCGCCAAATAGAAGAAAATATTAAAAAAATTCGAGAATCTTTACCAGCTAGCTTGCGTGGTGTTAAGGCAGCTCAGGCTATTCCTGTGCCAGGCGCACAACCCATGCTTCCTCAAGCAATGGGTGGATTCCAAGGTGGCGTCCCCACGGGTAATGCTGCCTTCTTCCCTGGTGGACAGCTCCCCCAAGGTTTTATTGATAAGACAGTTGTCTGATTTATTGTTAGTATTAACAGAACAAGGGGTAAATAGTTAATGGCTGTAGACGCTAAATCACGCCTGAAAGAAATCGTCGACTCGTACCTCGATAAAGACGGCGGCGTGTCTATTGACACTGGTATCGTAGCGTCACACCTTTCACAGATGAAGCTCTTTGGCATCCGCCAAGGTGTTGAATTTTTTCCTGCACAAGACAACTTCGGCAATCAACGCAAAGACTTTATTGATCGCGTAGTCAAATACAATCAGATCGACACACGCCTGGATTCAATCTGGGACTATTTCATGTGTGATGGCCAGGGTATCTTTTATATCCGGCCCACGCAAAACAACTATCGCCTTTATTATTTCAGGCGTCACGAATATCGTTCTTTCTACAACATCGACGGCGAGCTTGACGAAGTTGTAATCATCTATAGCTACAAGGTCCGTCAGGGTCTTGGCTTCCAGCAGGACATTGCAAGTGACAAGCTTACAGGCCCTGCTTATATGGGACAAGGCGGAGCAAAACGCTACATCCGACTTTCGATCAAACGGCGAACAATTGAGGAGACTCATTCGGAAGGTGAACTTTCTTTCGATACTGTTTACCAAGCAAATCCAGGTAAAACTAAAACGTTCAAGAATACGCTTGGATTCATTCCCTGCGTTGAGATCTTCAATAATCCCAAAGGCTTCTCAACTGAAGGTGTTGGTGAGTTTGAAGCGTTAGCCAACCACATCTGCACGCATGATGAAATGGTCCGCACCATGCGGAAGAACGTGCAGTTCTTTGGTAACCCAACCCTTCTTTCGTCTCGTCCCAAGACCGACCTGATGGAGGCCGGTGGTGATGTGGCTGTACAGCGTCCGTCTATTGCTGCTAACTCAGGCTTTACTGGCATGGGTGCATTGAGCCAGTCAAGGTTCAAAGCAGACCCAATCTCCCGTGGTGTTGACGGTCAGATCCGCGTGCCTAGGGTGATCGCAAACCTGGAACCTAACGACCGTGTTGGTTACATTGTCCCAGATGCCATCACTGGTGACCAGAATTCTTTCGCACGTCAGTACCGAGAAGAAATCCGTACAGCTTTAGGCGGTGTGGATGAACTTTCCATTTCTGCAGGCGTGACAGCTACGGAATACAAGTCTCTGTTTGGACGTGTTTCCGCAACATCGAAGAAAAAAGCAAACGCTATTTACACCTATGGTGTGTGCCGTTGCCTGGAACTTATTATTTACCAGGAAGAGCGCTTGTTCCGAGAGACGTTAGCGGCAGCTGCAGGACTAGAGAAACCCCTGGAACTACCAGAGACTGCATCTGACGCAGACATTGCCGCATACAACGATGCAATGCGTGCGTTTGAAGAGCAGGTCAAGCAATTGATGATGGCTTGCTTAAAGACTCAGCAGATTCCACCCGGTGTACTTGGGTTGATTCCAGACGGTGATGTCACGATGCAGTGGCGTTGGCTGGGACCTGTATACGAAGATTCTACGCAAGATGTACTGAACAACTCCATTGTTGTTCGCAACCTGCAAGAATTAGGTGTTGATAGCATTGAAGCACTGAAGTACCTCTTCCCGTCTAAGACGGATGAAGAAAGGGCCGGGATGCTATCAGGTTTCCCGTTCAGGATGGTGAATGAATTGCAGGGTGCTTACTCTCAATTTGCTCGCCTGGTGGGTGGAATGATGCAGACCCCCCATCCGCAATCACCGGACTTACCGATGGCTGCAGATCCGCGATTGGATTTAACCCCATATCTGTATCGCACTTTAGAAGCTCTACAAAAGGAGATGAGTTATGCAGGACGCTACCGTCCAATCGATCCCACAGACGAGCCAAGCACCAGCGGCCGTCG